TCTTTAGTAAAAGTGTGTCGTAAAGTATGAATCCTCGTTGTTCCTAGATATTGTTCGCAGAGATCACTAAGAGTATGGACGCCAATAGGTTGACCTTGATTGCGACGGGAAAGTGATATCCATATGGGTGCTTCTGGATCTAATTTGCTTAGATCGCTATAGGCAGCTCGTAGATAGTTAAGCAATAGTCTTGAAAGATCCTCATCCAGAGCATTGCGTTTAATTTTTCCTCCTTTGCAGTGAAATTCTAGGATAAGTCGTTTGCCAATTTGTTTGACGTGTTTCCATCGAAGTCCAACTAGTTCGCTAGCTCTTCTTCCTGTCATAAGCCCTAAGCAAAGAAGTGCATAATCCCTTTTTCCATGAAGAGTTGATTGGTCAATGCTTTGCAGTTTGCTATTTACCTCTTCAGAGTCAAGAGGCATGGCATATGCATAAGCTTGTACTGATCTTTTTGGAACATCTTTAATAGGGTTAACGATGTCAAGTTTATATGTTTTCTGAAGAAAGGTATAGAAACTACTGATGATGGCAAGTCTTTGATTATATGTTGCATCAGAAACATTGCTTTGCTTCTTTGCATTGTTTGATCTTTGAGAAGCCCATATTGTTGCAATTCTTGTAATATCAATAGGATTGCTTAATATGTCAAGATTTGCTAATTGAAGTGTATTTTGGAATGATTGAAATGTTTCACGGTATGCTGTATTGGTTTTATTGCTATCGGATTTAGTAACTCTTTTTTGGTACAACCATTCAAGCATTGCTTTTTCTAGGGTAAACCGATATGTTGTAAGTTCTGTTTCTGGCATGACCTTTATCCTCTATTGCAATTGATAACTGCATGTTATTCTTACTAAAGACAAAGTTGGTTTACAGTTATCAGTTTAATTCTAACTAATGAGGGTTTAGTTAGAATATAACAGAAAATAGAACAAAAGTCAACCTTGCTATCTTTCTTTTTCTGCTTCTTTATCTTGATATTGTTTTTCTATATGATACTTTGCAATATTATGCTCTACAACGTTCTTAAAGTATTCTTCGTCAAAGTCCTTAACTTCCTGCATAAAATCATTAGTAACTTCAAGAACAACAGTATCATGATAAACCAATGCTATACCTCGTAACGTTCTTTGAGGAACACAGCGATACAGTAAAGCAATGTTTTTCAATGCTTCTATTCTGGCATAACGTCGGCTTTCCAGTGCTCTATAGTGTACATCTCTGAAGAAATCTTCGTGTACTTTTTGCCAAGGATCATTGCTCATCGTCGCTTCCTATCGCTTTTTCACTGATAAGCCTTATATCATCGTCAGCATCAACAATATCACCTGATGGTTGCCAGTATCGCGATAAGTCTTTGATGATGTCGTCAAGCCATTGTGGTATATTGCCTGTAGCAAAGATATGATAAAGATTAGTAGTGCTATACCCTTGCTGATTGCAGATATCGACAAGCTGCTCCATTTGCTGATAGGTTGGATTGCTTTTGTATTGATAATATGCCGGAAATATTGTCATGAGTTGCAGTATCTCTGCTTGCCTATTGATCTCCGCTTCAATGCGTTGTCTGATAAATTTGTCGTAAATAAATTCTATCATTGTCTTCCTTGTAAATAGGGTATATCGTATTTAGCACTAGCATTGCCATCCCTGTCTAAATCTATCCTTGTTCCTGTTTTCTCATGTATCAATGTGATATCTTTGAGTCCTGGATAGATTTTGGTATTCCTATCAAAATCATTGATATCTATCGGAGTGACAGTGATACCCATTGAAACAACGTAAAAACCACAAATCGGTGTATTACTATTAAATGCATCGTAAATTTCTTGCAACGTCAATCTTCGTAGTGTCGAGAGATCGTTGCCTAGTATTGCTGGCAGTGTGTTCATTGTTTCCTCCTTGTATGTCTTCCATAGAACCCGTCGATATGATATCATATCTTTATATAATTTTAATGGGAGTCATCCATGAATGATTTTAGCAAAATGCAGGATGTTCCTCTGCCAGACCAAGATAGCCACACCATCGTTAATATTTTAGCGTTTGCCTCAACTCCTATGGTTCCTCCTGACTATCAGGCAATGCAAACGATGCATTGTCAAATTTGCCTATCTTTGCTAGCAAAAAATGACAATAGGGAGGTGCTTTCTTGGACAACGCCGCAATAATTGCACAACAAGATCCAATGTCCTCGTCAGAACAATCATCGCACACAACGCTTAACGATATATTTCCAGAACACAACGAATGGTACACGGTGTATGTCAAGAGATGCAGTGAGCATCATACTACCATTGAAGACAATGAAAGCGTTAGGAATTATCATGAAGCAATGCTGCGATGGTTAGCAGAATAGTTCTTTGCGCTCTGGTGATGGTCTTGGTTTCCTCTGTGTTCGTAGAAGTAGCCTGGATTTTTCCTAGGCTACTTCGTTTTATTGCTAAATTGCTTGACGTTATGATAGGATGTTGTACGGATAGGCCATTGCCTAACTTGGCAATCAATGGGATAATCCTGAATTATTGGAGAAAATGCAATGAGTAACCAAGAAACACCAAAGCCGCGCCGTGTCCGTATTCAAAACGAGGGTGGCCCTGGCTACGTAACGAAAATCACCGATGCCGATACTGGCGAGTTCATTAACAACCTCTTCCATGCTCGTATAGTAGATCTCGACGTAAATAATGTTCCTCGTGCAATCCTCTGGGCTCATATGCCTGCCATCGATATTATTGCACATGCGAAGGTTTTTGAAATCTGTCCCTACTGCAAACAGCAGAAACCAGAGCCATCTCAAAATGGCGATGAATATCGTCTCAAGACAACGATTAATGACACTGATCTTGACCTCTCCATTGCAAAGCTTCAAGAGTTGCAAAAATGGCAACGTGCTACATCGCCAAGCAACAATATCTATCCTGCTGAAGCATTATGGGCTTTTATGGAATGGTACGTAGAACATAAAGGCATAGGAACAATAGATCCACAAGAAACCATTAATGGTCCTGATGAGGCTATTGAGATAGCAAGGCTTGTCGATACGTTTTGCAAAGCACAAGGATGGCACTTTGATCAAGAGTACTACAATGATGTTATTAAGCAGATTAAGGCGAATTATCCAGAATAAGGCAGGAGAAAACAAATGCAAAAGAATAACGATGGCAGCATAATCATAACAAAAGAGGATCTTGAAGAGTTAAATAATGCATATCAAGGTCTTTATGATACGCTCAATAGATTTCCAACTTCAATGCAGGATTTCTTTGAAGACGAGGAATATCTAAAAATCTGCAAATGGCAATGTTTGCTGAATAACGAAGAATTTAATGCAAGCGATTGGATTGATGGGTATGAGGAAGATGATGATAGTAAAGAGGACAATGAGGACGATGGATAAACAAAAAATCATCGCTATCATCAATGATCTGAAACAAGAATATACATCAAAATCCAGTGATATGCTCACAAAAATCGGCAAAGCTGTTATCCTTAATGATGCTCAAAGTGTCAGTGAAGATGTATTGACAGCGACAAGGTACGAAGCAAAAGCCGATGTCCTTGAAGAATTATTAGAGAAGATTGAGGAGATATGATGGATAACATAACGCTTGGTGCTCAACCAAAGGAAATCGAAGTTCCTGTTACGCATGAGACATTTGAAGCGCAAATATTGATCAAGACAAAGCCGTATAAGAAAATGGAGTATCCTTTTGCTCCATCGATGTCCTATCCAATGGAGCAAACACAGCGTGTTCTTGATAGTGGTAAGTTCAAAGTAGAGTTGGTGTTATCATCGATAGCCAACGGGAAACCGACATTGCTTATAGAGGAGGTGTAGAGTATGCGAAGATTTCTCCTAGATCGCACGTCGGATATTACTGGCATCTCAGGTACAGGGGTGATAGCGCATGGTGTAGAATGGTCGGAAAATGGTCAATGTGGACTCTATTGGCTTGGCACAAAAACAACGGGACAATATCCAGACATTTTGAGTGTCAAGGCGATACATTGCTACAATAACAATGCAAAGGTTGTTTGGATAGACGATGATCATTCGATACAATAATGAGGAATAACAATGGCTAAAGGTATCATCAAAATCAGCTATATCATCGCAGTGCAATGGTTTATTGATGGCAAGAAAGCAGAAGATGTAAAGTCTCTTCTTTTGCTTCCTGAAAACTATGAAGTGTCTCATATGCACACTGAGAATGATTATTTTCTTAGTATCATTGTGTCATCACCTGATATTCCAGAGGTACCTGATGGCGAAGCATATCCTACAGTAGAACCTCTGTATGCACAACATCTTGGCAAAGATGGCAAATATACACCGTCGCTTCACAAGATCACAATAAGAACAAAGGAAGATAAAGATGCATTTTGATATCATCAGTCAACATCATGAGCACAAAGGGCGATTTTTACGAAAATATCACATCGAAGGCATTGACACCATCGGGGTCTTTGGTGATGAGCCGTTTTCGATACAGTTTCGCAATTCATCGGCAAACAAAGTTCAAGTGAAGATGTCCATAGACGGTACCGATATTATCACTGGCAAGGTAGCAGACCTTAATCCTCAGTCAAAGATGTGGATCGTCAATGGCAATGCTTCAATGGAACTCAAAGCATGGCCTGAAAACCATCAAGGCGGGGCTGCGTTTCTCTTTGGTTCTGAAGCAAGCAGTGTAGCAGCACATACCCATGGGGACCTCACTGCAAAGGGTATTATTAGTTGCGCTGTGTTTATTGAAGGCTATGTTCCTCCTCATGTAGATTGGGGTGTTGCAACGGCAGACGCGGGACCCATCGCTAGATCATCGGCCTCACCACGTCGTTATGGCAGTGGTCAAAGCTTTGGCATTGAACGCGAAAAATCATTAGGTCCTGCTGTGGGCGCTGGCGGCTATCAAGAACAAAAAATCAACACAGTAGCGGGATTGCGAGAACCAACGTTTTCTCATATCATCAAAGTGCGTTATCTATGGTGGGATGACCTTGTAGCAAAACTACAAGCATACAACGTGTCTCCAGTGTCCTCATCGCATCCATCAGGGTTTCACGGCACAGGCATCGATTTGAAGGATACACCGCGTATCGACAATGGCAATGCTACTGTTGTTAGTGGATATCAAAGGTTTGCATAGTGATGAAAAAGGCCATAGCATCTATCAATGATGTTATCAAGCTAAGACAACAAATTGAACAATACAAATCAAGGTATCCTCAGCATGCTCATGCTGTTCAACCAACAATAGATTTCTTGGCTAGTTTTGAGAAACTGTATAACCTTGAAGAGGAAAACGAAGAAGACCTTGAAAAAATAAAGAAAAGCATTGAAAACATAGCAAAGGATTGTTAATATGACATTATACACAGAAGAAGACGAAAAACAACCATCAGGTACCGATGCACTCATAGCAATCATCGAAAACATTGTGCAAGATAAAGTAAATGATGCAGTAGAGAAGCTTCGCTACACATTGAAGAGCGACGTGAAAGCAGAGATTTACAACAATCGCAAGGATATTGCGAGGGATATCATTGATGAAGTGGTGAAAGGCATGAAACAATCATCAAATGCGGTGAAACGATGAATACAACATGGCAATCATTGTCATCCGATGTTCATATTGAGATCGAAGAAACCTTGCAATACCTAGAAGAAACATCACATCTCAAGACAGAACCATTGACCTGGCAAAACTACAATGAGCCTCCATTGTTAAACGACAATGACCAATGTTCTTTAGTGGTCTATCCAGAGTCAGAAAAATACATCGACTTGTTTTATAGAAGCGATAATTATAACAATAAATGCAATATTTTTATCAATGATCATTATGCAATAACGAAGCAATACACTGAAATCATGAACATATCGCGTCCTATCGTGATGCCGTCGTTAGTAAGCAATGATGATAACTTTAAGAACATAATGGATTTTGAACAACATCACATCATAGCGGATAGCATCGCTGCAATGCTTATTATTGGCTTTACTGTAGGTTTTTGGCTTTTAGCGTGGTTTATAAAGTGAAATATGGTTTATGCGATGGTGATGCAGTGAGGTGATGAGTTGGCAGGGAAGTTTGATGAATTTTCAATGAAATTTGGCATATTGACAGTACATTCTCTTGATTTATTCTATAGTCTTATGGTATAGTCTTTGTAAAGGTTTATGGTACAATGGACATATCAGAAAGTGTTAATCAAGGTAATGGTCTAGATCCAGAAATTAACTACTGGATTAAGGAAAAGATACAATACTTCAAGTCCATTGGCGGACATGGATCTCTTGAGATCATCATACAGGATGGCTATCCAATAACCTATCGAGATACCCATTCACACAAGGTCTCTGGAAGATCTCGATATAGAACAAAGTCTACAATAAAATAACAATAATAGCTCAGATCGTGATACACGCGGGCGTCGTCTCTTCGGAGATTGACGCCCTTTTTGTTTGATTTAAAAAATGACACAAACGACACACTCTTACGTGCGTATTGAGACAAATAATGAACAACGCGGAACGAAAATCAAAACAAGAAATAATATTGGCTGCACTAGGAAAATGCGGAAGTATCAAAAAAGCTTGCGAAATTGCTAGGGTGCCGCGTAGAACATTCTATCGATGGGTTGAGACAAATAAGACATTTCGTGAGGCTTTTGAAGAGGCAAATAAAGAGGCAAATGATACGATTGATGATGAGATTGTGCGTAGAGCGATAGAAGGCATTGAAGAGCCATTGGTAAGTATGGGTAGAGTGGTGTATGACGAGGAATTAGTTTTTGATGAGGGTGGCAACCCTGTTCTTGACAAGAAAGGTTATCCGGTAACAAAACGCGGCGCTAGGATTATGCAAAGAAAATACAGCGACGGATTGCTGTTAGCATTGGCAAAGTCGAGGATGAAAAAGTATCGAGATCGTGAGGACTTAGACTTGCTTGATCAAATCAGTAGACAGGTGGCAGGTGGAACAATACCAATTGATACAAAAGATATGACCAATGAAGAAATAGCAACTTTAAAGAAAATAGCACTAGATGTAAAGAAAAGGCAAGAGTCAGGAGAAACAGTGAATTAATGGTAACACGAACGAAAAGCAAGCCACAATTAAAGAATTGGGATACGGTGCTTTATGCGATGGAAGCAGAGGAATGCCGTCGCTCTTTTAAATCGTTCGTGAAAGCTGCATGGAATATATTAGAGCCTGGCACAGAGTTAAAATGGAACTGGCATATGGATGCTCTCATCGACCATCTTCAAGCAGTCGTGGATGGAGATATTAATAGGCTTATCATTAATATAGCCCCTGGTCATACAAAATCGACAATTGTGTCACAAATGTGGACAGCATGGAGTTGGACACGTGATCCTCATATTCGCTGGTTATGTGCTTCTACCGATTTATCATTAGCTATACGAGATAACCGCAATACTCGCTATCTTATTGAGTCCGAATGGTACCGCGCATGCTATGGCCGTGAATTTAATCTTAACCAGACAAGTTTTGATATGTCTGAAGATCAGAATATGAAAAGCTTTTTTGAAAACGATCATAAAGGATATAGACTAGGGTTATCGGTATGTGCTAAAGGCATCGGTAAACGAGGCGATTTTATGCTTATCGATGATCCTCATGATCCTAGGGAAGGTGATGTAAAACGACAAGAAGTATTAGAATGGTACGCACAAACATGGAAATCTCGATTAAATGATCAAGAAAACGGCAGATCAGTTATTGTAGGACAGCGTATACATGATGAGGATCTTTGTGGACATCTTTTGAAACTAGGTGGATGGGAACACCTTTGCTTACCAGAGGAATACAATCCATCGCGTAAATGTGCGACAAGTATTGGTTGGTGTGATCCTAGGGATAAAGAGGGTGAATTGCTATGGCCTGAGAAGTTTCCCCCTGTAGTCATTGAAGACCTTAAGAAAAACCTTGGCACCTTTGGCTATGAAGCACAATATGGTCAATCGCCCGTTCCTGCATCGGGTGGTACTTTTCAAGAAGCTTGGAAACGATATTTTGAGATTAACGGTGATTATTATATTCTCCATACAAAATATGGTCATACTAAATCAGTGCCTATTAGGGATTGCCGTAAAGAAGCAGTATGTGACCTTGCTGTTTCAGAAAAAGAACAGTCAGACTTTTTCGTTGTCGAAACATGGGCTATCACGCCAGAAAATGAATGTCTTCTCCTAGATCAATTACGAGGTCACTTCAATAATCCACAACAACAGCAAAAAGCGATAGAACTTTATGAACAATTTGGGTGGTCAGTGTTCTGGATAGAGAACGTTGCTTATCAACTAGCCTACATTCAACAACTTCGCAATTATCAGAAAGAGGAGGAGGTTAGTCCTGGTCTCTATCGCAAACGCACAATAAGCATTCCAGTTATGCCATGGAAGCCCTTTAGAGACAAAGTAGCGCGTGCTGGCGTTGCTGCTGTCAAGATGGAAGCGGGGGACCTCTATTGGTTGCGAGGTGCTTCCTACCTTACAGAACTAGAGCCTGAAATCTTCAAATTCCCCAAGTCAAAGAAAAAGGACCAAGTAGACTGCCATTCCATGATATGCGATATTCTCTCAAATCCGCGTGGCCCTGTAATCTGGTCTCCTGACTCTCCAATAGTGGAAGCAGAACAACCTCAAGAAGACAATGCCTCTAGTGTATGGAGTGCTGGCAGCTTCGAGAACGAAGGTTCATGGTTTGAAGGTGAGGTGAGTCAATGGGGTTAGTCGCTTGGACAAAATCACTCTTTAGACGCGAAAACAAATTTGATCCAGCATACAGCGTTGCGATGCAATTCTTTAGTCCTGGTCAACCTGTCTGGAGTGAGAAAAACTATAGCGCCTTTACACGCGAAGGATACCGACGCAACGGCACGGTCTATACCTGCATCAATAAAATATCGGGTGTGGCATCTGGCATCAAATGGAAGCTGTACACCGATGAAACAAAGTCACGCGAAATTGAGAAGCATCCTCTCCTTGACCTCTGGAAGAAACCAAATCCAAAGATGGGAACAGGCGCATTTGTCGAACAAATCTTTGGTTTCTGGCATATGTCCGGTAATTCCTATGTGTACGCTAATTGCATTGCAGACAATGAACCTCCGCTAGAACTATGGCCTTTACGCCCTGATAGAGTCAAAATAGTATTAGGTGATAATGATATACAAGGATATGTTTATGGATATGGATCACCAAAGGCGCAAGACTTCGATGTTACCAAAGTCATGCATTTAAAGTTTCCAGCGTATGACGATGATTTTTATGGTTTATCACCGATTGAAGTAGCATCAAACCTCATTGATCAACAAAACGAAGGAAATTCATGGAACACTGCATTAATGCAAAATGCAGGTAAACCAGCATCAGTCTTCACAAGCAAGCAATATTTGACGACAGAACAGCGTCAACAAGTACGCGATGAATTACGACGACGATACAGTGGGAAACGCAATGCAGGTATGCCGTTAATCTTAGAAGCGGACATGACATGGCAACAAATGTCGATGTCTCCTTATGAGCTTGATTGGCTACAGAGTCGTGAGCTAAATACCCGTGATATTGCATCGATCTTTGACATTGCTCCTGAGCTAGTTGGTGATAGTGCTGGTAAAACCTTCGCCAATCAAAAAGAGGCAAAGCAGAGTCTCTATACCGAAAATGTGCTCCCAAAGATGGATCGATGCAGAGACCATCTCAATATGTGGCTTGTGCCGATGTATAAAGATCTCAAGTCAATGGGCGCATATTTCACCTATGACACTGCTGATATTGAAGTACTGCAAGAAATTTATCAAGCGCAACGAAAAGCAAAAATTGATCAAATCAATGAATTATGGATGAATGGCCTCATGATGCAATGCGATGCTCAGGAGGAACTTGACCTTCCCGTCAATCCCAAAGGCAAAATCTATCGTTTCGGTGCGATCTTTGTCCGCGAAGAGGATACCGAAACTTATGCAGAGCAGTCGCTCGTGATGCCAGCAGCACCACCAGCACCGATTGCAGAGCCTCTAGCGTTGCCTCCTGGGCAAATCGTTGATGCATCGCCTTCAAAGCAACCAGCAAAGCCACAACAAGGCAATGCTACACCATCAAACAATCAGCAAAACAATGCCAATCAACAAAATACCACTAACGAGGACGACGGCAAACGACGATGGAAGCGTATTCATCGCGCAAACGATTATAAGAGCGTTGTTCGCTTACCATATGCCGATGAAGACCCTAATTACAAAATCTGGCAATGTGCCGCTAGTGCCTGTGATTTCTGCTTAGAGAACGATGGAGTCATGGTTGATATTGATGCATCGTTCCCTAATGGATGCGATACACCTGATGACTGCCATAGGTTCTGTAAGTGCCAAGCTTACGAGGTTCACATTCCTGATGACACCGATGCAGATTCATTATCAGCATGGGGTATTGCCGCAATTGCAGGGACATACGGTGTAAGGTTGCTAGCAGCACGACATGAAAGAGACATGGCAGCACAAAGAGCAAAGGAACAACATGCCTCCAACGCTTCTTCTTCAGACGATACTGATGATGATGCTGATAATGACGATAACAGCAAGTTTCATCATGGCATGCATCAAAGATCAATAAAAGCTAATGATGACACTGAGCACAAAGGCATTATGATAGCGTTCTTTATTGATCCAAAGTCAGCAAAGAAATTAGTAATAAAAGACGGTGAAGACCCTCAAGATCTCCATATTACCTTAGCATACATAAAGAACGATGATAACAAAGATCTCGATATAAATGCATTGAAAACCGTTGTGAAAACCTTTGCTTCTTATGCCTCTCCATTGCAAGGATCGACAAGTGGCGTTGGACGCTTCAATCCTTCATCGTTTAGCGATGGGTTGTCTCCGGTCTATGCATCGGTCAATATTGAAGGTCTGCAAAAGTGGCGAATGAACCTTGTTGATGCATTGAATGATAATGATGTTACTGTTGCGTCAAATTTTGATTATACTCCTCACATAACATTATCTTATATTGATGCTAATACTGATACACCGATAAATAGCGTTCCTGCATTAGATCTCTCATTTGATACTGTATGGCTTTGTGTTGACGATGATCGCTATGCATTCACTATTGGAGACAAGGTAGATGATGAGAAATCCACTATCAACGCTATCCTCACAGATATTCAAGAGTATTTGTCAAACATGGGAGATTCGGAGATTGAGGCGCTTTATGAAACATCGTCTTCAAAGACAGCGAAAGAGCTATATCAAAACATTAGAGCAAACAGTGCCAAGACACGGCTTTCGCAAAGGTCTGAGGGTGATATCGTTCAACAACAAGAAAGCGATGGGAGAAACATCGAACCAGCCAAGGAACGCCAGACCTCATTATCGCCACGAACAGAATACCGAAAATTTATGGAGGCGATGACAAAATGATGAAAAACGCTACCTTGCCGCGTACCGTGGAATTTAAAACCTTTCCTTTTGAGCTGAAGTCAGTTGATGAGGATCAAGGTATTGTCAGTGGGTATCTTTCAACTTTTGGCAATGTTGATGAGCAAAATGATCGTGTTGTTAAGGGAGCATTTAAGAAGACTATTCAGGAAGCAAAAGCACGCAAGGATAATGGCAGGCGCTTCCTTTACCCGATGCTTTGGATGCATGATCCAGAACAACCAATAGGTGGCGTAACAGATGCAATAGAAGATGAGCATGGATTACTAATAACTGCTCAACTTGATATATCAACAAATGTACAGGGTATTCCTCATAATCCAAAGGCAACAATGGTATTTTCTGGATTTAAGTCTGGTTACATTGATGAAATGAGTATGGGTTATAATGCAATACAAAAAGAGTATCAAAACGGTGTAAGAAATTTAAAAGAATGTAGGCTTATAGAGTCTTCAGCAGTAACAATGCTATTTGCTGCAAATCCCGAGGCTTTAGTGCCATCGGCAGGCGTCAAAAATATATTAGGAGATAACGAAGACATGGATATAAAAGACATCGATATTGCAAACATGGAAATCAAAGGTGTGTGTGGCAACACATCGGGTCCGATCGGCCCACGCGATGAAGCATGGGATGGCGCAAAGGCCAAAGGGCAAATCTTTGCAGCAGCGCAAAAAGACGATGGAACAATATCAGCATCGATTGCAAAGAAGTATTTCATGTATGTTGATGGCGATGGAAGCAAAAAGGGTGATTACAGTTATCCTTTCTGGTATGTCGGTGATAGTCCACACATTTGTGTCGGTGCAGTAAAAGCGATTGCCAATGCAATCCAAGGCGCACGAGGGGCCGATGCTCCTAGCGGCTTAAAAAGCAAAGTAGAAACATTGTACTCAAGAATAAACAATAAGTATCCTGATGAGACGCCTTTGACGCCTCCTTGGAAAAGCGATGATAAAGGAAGTAATCGCGCAATGGAAAAGAAAGACTTCAATTCCCTCTATCAAGATGCACAAGCTCAAGATGCTTATGAAGACTGGTGTGATCTCATTAATGCTTTGACAGGTGCGATGACACAAGCCTTTACCATCGGTGATACACCAATAGATGATATGAAAGATGCCCTAGAGCAGTTTAGTACTGCTACCTTGGATTGGGCAGCAAAAGCACAAGAGGTCGGTTTAACAGACTATTTATCCGACCAGCAAGGGTGTTCTAGTAGCCCATACATTCCATACAGCATGCGCATGGGTTATGCATCACGAAACGAGAAACCCGATATCAAAACAGGGGCTCGTTTCTCAGAAGACACCAAAGCAGCACTTGATCAGCATGTCAAGAGTCTTAATGATGTATCGTCACAAATGAAGAATATGTCAGATGACCTTGCTGCTCATGCTGGAAGCTTAGAACAAAAAGCAAATGACTTAACACAGTTGTATCAAAGTGAAGGGCAAGGATCGGCCTTTGCAGAGGACAACAGCGACGATGGGAAAAGCCGTGTATCTCGACAAGATCGCAAAAAGAGCGTTGAGAGTGAAGAGCGCCGTGGGCCGTCAAGTACACCCACACGCGAAAAACAGCCGGAAAAGTCGACTGATTTCACTGTAGATGATCTTGCAGCATTGCTTGTCTAAAGTAAACAACGATCTTTTTAGTAGCCATAAAGGAACAATGATAAATGGGTGTACTTGCAGAATTAAAAGATAAGAATGCGAACGTGGCGCATCTTTTCAGGCAGGCGCTTGATGAAGAGGTAGGGCCTGTTCGTGAGGATACCAACTACCTGAAAAACCTTTCAGGAGAGACAAAGCAGTTTCTTGAACGCATCGAAAACGAACATAAAAGTTTAGAGTCTCAAATCAAGGAACTGGCAGAAAAAAACAAGGAACAAGAAACTATCATCAAAACGATGCAAGCGATGGCTAATCGTCCTGGCAACGTGAAAGATGACCCGGAGGCCGAAAAGAAAACGCGTATTGCTGCTTTCCAGAAAGCTTTAAAAACCGGATGGGGGCGCTTGACTTCTGAAGAGAGAAAGCACGTTGTTCATGACCAGCAAGCCGGGCTTGAAACAGGCTCAGTCAT